TTGGGAACTTAATGTATACGATGATGTAGCAGAAGCTATGCGAGAAGCTGCTCGTGAGCTACACGTGCCTATACGTTGGGGTGCTGCATGGAATATTGACGACATTACCAAATGGGAAGGCACAATGGAAGAAGCCATGAACCATTACATTGACACACGCCGTAAGGAAGGACGGAGGCCATTTATTGATGCGCCACACTTTGAAATATGAAATTTATTATTATTTTATTTACGTTCCTTTCTCCGGGCGTTTTGCAAGTACAAGGAGAAAAGACAGTAGAAACTATGCAGGAATGTGTAGAAGAGGCATATAAAATTAACACTGATGGTAATGTCCCTTTTAACGCTGCCTGTGTTCCAGCAAAAGGAGGCATGATATGAGTGAACGTGACCCACGACTAAAACGTGCAGGAGTGTCTGGATTTAATAAGCCAAAACGTACCCCTAACCATCCTAAAAAATCGCACATTGTTGTAGCTAAAGAAGGCGAAAAAATTAAGACCATTCGTTTTGGTGAACAAGGCGCTTCTACTGCAGGTAAACCTAAAGCAGGTGAATCTGAACGTATGAAAAACAAACGCGCTAGTTTTAAAGCACGGCATGGGCGTAATATTGCTAAAGGCAAAATGTCAGCAGCGTATTGGGCTGATAAGGTGAAATGGTAATGAAACCCGGTTTATATGCAAATATTCATGCAAAACGTAAACGCATTAAAGAAGGCAGTAAAGAAAAAATGCGTAAGCCCGGAAGCAAAGGTGCTCCTACTGCTAAAGCATTTAAAGATTCTAAAAAAACAGCGAAAAGGAAATAAGCTTGAGCGATAAAGACTTAATCAAACAAGCAGCAGAAGCTGACCTACTTACATTTATTAGGTTAGTAGCACCCCACAGGGTGCTTGGCGCTATTCATGAAGAACTATGTTACTGGTGGCAACGTGATGATGCTAAAGATAACCAGCTTGTGTTGTTGCCTCGTGACCATCAAAAAAGCGCAATGATTGCATATCGGGTAGCATGGTGGATTACTCGTCATCCAGAAACTACTGTATTGTACGTATCTGCGACAGCTAACCTTGCTGAAAAACAATTGAAAAGTATTAAAGATATATTAACAAGTGACATCTATAGGTTTTATTGGCCTGAGATGGTAAACGAACTAGAAGGTAAACGTGAACGTTGGGCAGTAGATGAAATATCGGTAGACCATCCTAAACGTAAAGAAGAAGGTGTGCGTGACGCTACTGTTAAAGCTGCAGGTATTACAGCTAACGTCACAGGGCTGCATTGTAATGTAGCAGTGTTAGATGATGTAGTAGTTCCTGACAATGCGTATACGAATACAGGGCGAGAACAAGTACGAGCGTTTTACTCTCAGTTGTCCTCTATTGAATCTACAGGCGCAAAAGAATGGGCTGTAGGTACACGTTATCATCCGGGCGACCTATATAAGGATATGATGGACATGACGGAAATCTACTTTGATGATAGTACAGATGAGGAGACAGAAGAACATGTTTATGAAACTTTTGAAAGAACAGTTGAAACAAATGGTGAGTTTCTTTGGCCTAAACAGCGGAGGGCTGATGGCAAGTCATTTGGCTTTGACGCTAAAGAGTTGGCTAGAAAAAAAGCGAAATACCTAGATGTAACACAATTTTATGCACAATATTACAATAATCCTAATGCTGTAGAAACTCAGCTTATTGACAAAAGCAGATTTTTATACTATAATAAAGAACAGATTGACAACATTAGTGGGGCGTGGTATATTGGTGATAATATGTTAAGTGTGTATGCTTCTATGGACTTTGCATATTCTGTCAGTAATACTGCCGACTATACTGTTATAGCTGTTATTGGAGTAGATGAAGATAATAACTATTATATATTAGATATTGATAGATTTAAAACTAATAAAATATCTGTTATGTATGATAGAGCAGAAGCAGTATATCGTAAGTGGAAATTTAAACGACTACGTTGTGAAGTGGTTGCAGCACAGCGACTTATTGTACAACAGTTTAAAGAGTATATGCGTGGACAGCAAATTGCATTTAGCATTGATGAGTACAATCCTCCACGTAATATGAGCAAAGCGGAGCGTATCGCAGCTATTCTTGAGCCTCGGTACAGCAATGGACAGATTTGGCACTACAAAGGAGGTAACTGCCAAATTTTGGAAGAAGAACTTATTTTGAACAATCCTGAACACGATGACGTTAAAGATGCTGTAGCAGCTTGTATAGAGATTTGTAAAGCACCTATGACTCGTATGTGGAGTAGGAAATCGAATGTAATTCCTTTTAATTCTAGATTTGGTGGTGTAGCACTATGAATGAAAATATACAAGTATCTTTAAAAGATGATTTGCTAGCAAGCAAAATTAGCGACCTCTGGGTACGTTGGAATGATGCTAGAGCAACATGGCGAGACAATATGCAAGAGTTGCGTCAATATTTGTTTGCAACAGATACACGCAGTACTAGTAACAGTAAGCTGCCGTGGAAAAACTCTACAGTAACTCCTAAACTAACACAAATTCGTGATAACTTGCATGCAAACTATCTTGCTGCATTGTTTCCATCTGAAAAATGGTTTATGTGGGAAGCTGTTGATAAAAACGAAAACTTGTTGCAAAAACGTTATGCAATTACAAATTATATGATGCAAAAATTAAAAGCATCAAATTTTCAATTACTAGTATCGCAACTTATCTATGATTACATTGATTTTGGTAATGTGTTTGTTACATACGATTATGTACGAGATATTGTAGAAGGCCCCGACGGTCAAGTTGTATCTAAATATATTGGGCCTAAAGCCTATCGTATTAATCCTAATGACATTGTATTTAATCCTGTAAGTGAATCGTTTGAAAAAACACCTGTAATTCGGCGTATGCTTAAGTCTATTGGTGACTTGCTTACTGACATTGAAACTAAACCTGCATTAAATTACAACAAAACATCTGTTAAAAAAGCTTTGCAATTTCGTCAAAGTTATCGTGATGACCCTGAGTTTAAAAAAGAAGTAAACTTGGCTATTGACGGATTTGGAAGTTTAGACGAATACCTTGACAGTGACATGGTAGAGTTGTTAGAATTTTGGGGCGACATTTATGACCCTGAAACGCAAGAAATGCTGCGTAACCAACTTATTACTATTATTGACCGTAAATGGATTTTGCGTAAACAACTTAACCCTTTATGGACAGGGCGTAAACCAATCCATCATTGTGGGTGGCGGCTACGTACTGACAACCTGTGGGCACAAGGGCCATTAGACCAATTGGTTGGTATGCAATATCGTATTGACCATTTAGAAAACCTTAAAGCTGACGTATTTGACCTTATTGCGTATCCAGTAATAAAAGTGCGTGGAACTACTGTAGAAGAGTTTGAGTATGAACCCGGAGCTACAGTGTTTGTGGGTGATGAGGGTGACGTAGATTTTATGCGCCCTGATGCTACTGCGTTGCAAGCAGACCTACAAATTCGTGATTTAATGAATCGTATGGAAGAACTTGCTGGCACACCTCGTGAGGCTATGGGCATTCGTAGCCCCGGTGAAAAAACTAAATATGAAGTGCAGCGTCTTGAAAATGCTGCTGGTCGTATTTTCCAAAGCAAAGTAAGCTGGTTTGAGCGTAATATTCTTGAGCCATTACTTAACGGTATGTTAGCTGAAGCTATTCGTAATTTTGAAGGTGTAGAACGTGTTCGTGCAGTTGATGAGCAATTTGGTACTGAAGACTTTGTTGAAATTACAAAAGATGACTTAATGGCTGCTGGTAAAATTTATCCAGTTGGTGCTCGTCATTTTGCAGAACAAGCTAAGTTTATTCAAGAGCTTTCTCAAACAGTTGCTGCTGTACAAGCTATTCCAACTGTTGCAGCTCACATGAGTGGTAAAGCTATTGCTAAAGCTCTAGAAGAAAACCTTGGCTGGCAAAACTACAAGATTGTACAAGATAATGTAATGTTGTTTGAACAATCCGAAACACAGCAACTTGTTAATCAATTACAAGAAGACCTCGCTGTACAACAACAAGTTGATTTAGAAGGAGACATGGGAGCAGATATTCCCATTGAACAACAATGAATTTAAAACTTATTAAAAATAAACCTAGTGATACGTCTACAGAAGAGTACAAAAAGCTGTGGGAAAATGCTGGGTACACTTTAGAACCGCTGTACAAAGTATTGGTGGATTTAAAAGAAGAAGTAAATAGTATTACAAAAGATGATTTTGATTGCCCTAACCATTACGCTAAACTAGCGTATAATATGGGACAAGTAAAGGTAATAGACTATATTATCTCTATTTTGCCAAAATCAGCTAAAATGTAAACTTTTGTGTTTTTTTGACTCTAAGCAAATAATATAAGGAGAAAAGCATGACCGGTGCTACTATTTTTAACAATCAAGCAGACGACCAATCTGCACAACCTGCTGAAGCGACAACTGAAGCGTCTTTGTTTAACGCCCTTGTTGGTGAAAAACAAAAATATAAAAGCCCGGAAGATTTGGCAAAAGCCTATGCAAATGCTGACCAGTTTATTAACACCTTGAAAGAGGAAAATCAACAACTACGTCAGCAAGTAGCACAAGCTGAAACCATTGATGAAGTGCTTGAACGTATCACTACACAGGAACCAGCACCAGAGGCAGACAAGCCTACTGTTTCAGGGTTAACCCCAGAAGATGTGCAACAACTTGTAGATAGAACGTTAGAGGGTAGAAAAGCCTCTGAAACCAAGAATCAAAACTTGCTTATGGCAGACAAACTTATGAAAGAAAAGTTTGGTGAAAAAGCAGGAGAAGTGTTTCAAAAACGAGCTAACACTCCTGAGAAACAAAAAATCTTGATGGAATTGGCTGCAACTGACCCCGCAGAATTTGTGTCTTTGTTTGCAGGAACACCTGCTGTTACTAATAACATGGATACTGGCTCTGCAAATACTACGTCTGTAACGTATAGCGGAACACCTCGTGACACTGTTGAAGGTACTAAAGAATGGGCTGCTAAAATCCGTAAGGAAAACCCTGAAATGTACTGGTCACAAGAGTTTCAATACAAGTTGCAACAAACTGTTACTAAAAACCCCGACCTATATTTTGGTCGATAAGGAGATATAAATGGCTGGTGTTGATTATGCAAAAGTCAATGACCATCTGGTTCGCACTGAACTCTGGTCATCTGAACTAAAAGACATCCTGCAAGAACAACTAATGGGCACGAAGTATGTTCGTATGCTTAATGGTTTTCCTGACGGGAATACGTTTAACATTCCTTCTGTTGGCGAATTGCCGATGCGTGAAGTGGCTGAAAATACGCCTGTTACGTATGATTCGATGGATACTGGTGAGTTCACCTTTAGCATCGACCGCTACGTTGAGGCTGCTACTTTCATCACGGATAAAGCCAAGCAGGATAGTTATTATTCGCAACAATTGATTGGTATGTTTCCAACCAAAATGCGTCGTGCTTTGGACGAGAACCTTGAAGGTTCTGTGTTTGCTTTGGCTAACACGCAAACGGTGAACAACACCAATGAAATTAACGGTGCTGACCACCGTTTTGTGGCTTCGGGTTCGTCAAACACTGTGTTGGCGCTAGACGACTTTGCTAAAGCTAAATATGCTTTGGACAAAGCCAATGCTGGTGGCACTCGCGTGGCTATCATTGACCCGTCGCAAGAATATGTGTTTAACACTCTTGTTGGCGCACAAGCCTTCACGAACAACCCTGCTTTCGGCGGTATTGTGAATGGCGGT